TATTAGGAAGTCGGCAATCGCGCTGCGCCAACCAATCCTTTATTGCAAACCAAAGCTCTGCTCGTAGGTTTAAATAATTCTTTTTCGTGCTTGGTGCTTCGGCTACATTCACACCCCGCACAGGTAAATTCTGTTCTGCTAATCTATCCACGACTCCGCTACCCAAACCAATTACGTCAACCAATATCTCTTGTGGTTGCTCTATCGCAGTTGAATCGTCATAACGATTTTTTATCGCACCGCATAACTGCATCAAGTCCATAGATTGAAAACTGATGATTTCTAAAACTGTATTTCCTTGTCGTATGCAAAGCGCAGAATTGTCGCCACCGAATCTAGCTACGTCTAGTCCCCATAGAATCGGTTCGCTTGCAGTTAATGTAACTTCTCTATCTATGGCAGAATTAATTAAGTCCATAGGTATAACGGTATCGTCATCTGCCTTTGGAAACTGACCCATAACTTCTACTCTAGATACAGTAGAGTCTTCTCCGTACTGTTCTATCATTCTTTGGAATAGTTCCTTGTCTGTTCCCTCTACGTCACGAGAGTCTATCTGCTCCGACTTCCAAAAGGCACGTTTGGAGTGGAAGCTGTCGTAGAAAGGCCCTGTATTTCTTCTGGGGTTGGAGAAGGTAAACCAGAAACGATTGGGGGTAGGCTCTGAGAAGAAACCTTCTGACACAGAGTAGATGGGTGCGGGTATACCTGAAGCCTCATCCATAATTAAACACACTCCGTAGCTGGAGTGAATACCAGCGAAGGCATCTGGGTTTTCTTCTGACCAGAGTTGCGCTTGTGCGTAGTAGTAGCCTGTGTCTATTTTTAAGTCTCTTATGAGTGCTTCTTCAAACCAAGCTGCGGGTTTGATGGTTGTTGCTGTCTTTTGAAACCAATGAGAGTGTATGGAGAGTGTAAGCCACTTACCGAGTTCCGCCCATGTTCTTGAGCGTAGCTGTTGCTCGGTGTTGGCAGTTACGATAACAGTTGAACCAAGTCGTGTAGATAGCATCCACAATATAATCCACGCAACTAAAGCAGACTTACCTATTCCACGACCCGATCCAACCGCCAAGCGGAACATTTCGGGCATATCAATAGAGTTGTTGCGTTGTATGTGTATTGCAATATCCCGCAAAATTTTTTCTTGCCACTTCCTTGGCCCTTCAAAGTGCTCGAGGGGGGTGTCCTTTTGACCCCAAGGGAAGACAAAGCGGACAAAGTTTAGAGGATCATCTTTTATGTTAAGTGACCAGATGGAGGTCATTAGTTCTTTTTCTTCTTGTGGACTGTATTTCATTTTTTTATAAAAATTTTATTTCATACTGTATATATATATCGCACCCCCGAGGGGTTTGACGGGGGGTCAATCTCTGGAGAGTTTAAGATTGCTGGCATCCGTCAAAAAGGCAGATCAGTTAGGGAGATTAGATGTTGTGCCATACCAGTTATTTGTTTGTTTCTTTGCTAGAATGCAGTTCTTTCATAGAGACTAGCTCCTCGCCTGTTACCTCCTTTACCCTTTCGCCCTCGATTATCCTTCCTTGTGCTTCTGTAAGCACGTTAGACAGATTAAGAGTATAAACATTTTCGTTTTTGTCACTCCATTGGCCGTCTTCTCCTCTGTTCTTTAGGAAAAAGATTTGCGCCTGGATATTGTTTTCATAAACTGCATTATTATAGAGAGCATTTCCAACCTCTTTGATTGCTTTACTCTTTCCTTCCTTGTAATGGTATTCAAAAAGCTCATTATTCTTTAAATTCCTTCTAACACTACTTAAAGATAATCCTAAAGAGTCAGCTAATTGCTGTTGTGTAAGGCCAACCTTTCCGCCGTCGTGTATTTTCTGTAAATCTTCATCTGTGAATTTAATTCTAGGTCTACCTCTCTTTTTAGGTGTTTTATGTTCCATAATTGAATTGTTTTCTATCCCTTCCATGCCTTTATTCTAAAGCATTTTTAATAGTTATTGTGGATTCATATTTACAAAGGTGTTGCAATGTGGGTAAAAGTGTGCAATAATGCATCTGTCATTAATTAAATAGAGGAGAAAAACATGACAGACAATATACAAAACTATAACAATTTAGTTGAGAGAATGGATGCTTTTGAAGTGCCTATGACAGAAGTTGCCAGATTTAGTATTTGGTGCATAAGTGAAATTCTGAAAAAGCATGACGAGTTTGAAAACTACTCACAAGAAATTAATGTTTTAATTAATGTTGTTGAGAAACACAACAAACTAAAAACTAGAGAGTTTAAAAAACTACAAAAACGCATCAAGCAAATTCAGGCTAACTGAAGAGGATTTATTATCCGAAACGCCGTGAGGCGTCTTAGTCATTAATTAATAGAGGAGAAAAACATGACAACAATAAAAGAATGGATATTAGAAACACAAGAACCAGAAGACATAGTCAGTATATCTGACAATGGTTGTGTCAATGGAGCATGTAACGATCTAATTTATTATAACGATACAGTTAAGTTTTATGATGATCATAAAGACGAAATTTGGGAGTTACTAGAACAAGAATCAGAGGAATTCGGACACAATACTGTTTTTGATTTTATGGGTACATGGTCTGAATATGCCAAAAACGTGACTAGCGATACAACATTTAAAAATCTTTTAGCATGGTGGTCTGTTGAGCATGTATGCAATCAGATTATATGGAATGAGGAAGTCGCATAATGATTAAAACCAAAAGCACAATAATCAAAGCCTACGCGATACGGTTCTTGTACTGTGTCGCAATGTGTAGCTTTTTCTTTTTCTTTTTATTTCAACTGGGAGCGTAACCAATGAAAAACAGATACTTCAACATAAAAAAAGACTTTCACGAGTTAAATAACTTTGAAAATGTAATTCTACCAATAATCAACAATGCAGAATTTGAAGATGTAGAACAAAAAGAAAAGGTTATTAACTGGAGCAGAGAGACATTTTTTAATCAATGGAAAAGAGCGTAACCAATGGAAAGAATAATAATCATAGAATCAATACTTAGACAGGAGCGCCACTTGTTGGCGCAGTCTGAGATCGTAGAACTAGAAACAGAATTACAACAACTAAAACAGGGAGAAAATAATGAGTAACTTAGTAAATTATTTTAAAACAGATTCAATATTTCATAATGATTTTATTGATAACTTAGAGACAGTTATATCAACGCATCCAAAATTAAGTGAAGAACAAAAAGAAGCATTAATTAAGCCATTTTATGAGTTTTATGAATACCCAAAAAAACTACACAACAAAAAAGAAAATGTCCTTATGCCTATTTTTAAAACTACACAAGATAAATTTGGGTTATTAACTGTAATAAAACCATTAGAGGAGCAAAACCAATGAGTAAGCAAGGCGAAACCATACACAAGCAACTAGAAGAGATACTCCAGGATATGCCAGTACAAGAAAGACTAGAGCGCACTCTAGCAAGAATAGAACAATATCTGGCACACGCTGACGAGGTACAGAACCTAAACCACGTTAATTTTATAACTGAAATTAAATACCAGCTGGAAGATATAACCAATAAGGAGAAAAGCTAATGGAATTATTTAAAGTAAAACTAAACCTTAAAGAAAGTTACTCTATTTATGTAACTGCAAAGGATTATGAAGATGCAAAAGAACAAGCTGAATATGTAATGATTTATGAGAAATCAGATGTTGAAGATTCTTTTATAACTAATTCATCAAAAGTTAATGTGTTATCAATAGAAAAGGAGCAAATCTAATGACTGAATTTAGAGACGCAGTAGAAAAACAACGAGGTCTTCAAGCCTACGAGGAATGGGCGCAACAAATACGTTACGTACATTCTGATGGTTGGGAAGGAACAAGAACCATTGTTTATAATGATGGCAGACGAGAGCTATACAACCTCAAGACCGACCAGCTCATCTTTGAAGAACCACGCAAGACAAGGCGCAGAGATTTAATTAACTCTAATGCTTTTTCTAGGTTTTTAAACCAAATAGGGTTTTACAATGAATAAATTCAAAGAACGCTACATATTCTGTTTTGAATCAGACCAACATGACGAGACAAT